AAAACATACGACGATGAAATTTGAAACAATGGTCGGAGTTGAAAAAATCAAAGATACGGACACTGGCGGTAAACATACTGAATTAGATATTCCTGTTTTATGCAACTATAATTACGGGCTTGGGTTCACGGTTGAATCAATAGACCCGTTACAAAAGTTAAGACCAAAACAAGCGCCAATTTTTAAGCAACAAAAAAAACTTGATATTTGGGACGAATTAAATAAAAAAGCAAACCAATAAAAACACGAAACAATGGAAATTAAACTACTAAGTGCAAACGCTATTTTACGAAAAACTTTATTAAAGTTAAAAATTAGCCGTGAAGAAATCGAACAAAAAAACGGACAAAGAACCGATTTAATAAATTCAATGCAGGAAACCGAAAACGAATTAAGTGAGGTATTAACTACTTTATTAATTTTAGAAAAACAGGCGCGTGAATTTTCACAAAGCGCGTATCGTTTGGAGCGGTTAAATTTGGATTTAAAATTTAAAATAAAAGATTTAGAAAACGAAATTGAAGCTAATAATTTTTAATATGAAAGCACATAAATTTAATTACAATTGGAATCTAAAAGATACAATTTTTACAAAAGATAAAGGAAAAGTATTTAGTTGTTTTGCTTGTGGTGGTGGTTCTACAATGGGTTATAAATTAGCAGGCTTTGATGTTATAGGGCACAACGACATTGATAAAAAAATGATAGAAGTATACAAAGAAAATCATAAACCAAAATTTAGTTTTCACGAATCAATTACAACTTTTGCTAAAAGAAAAGATTTGCCAAAAGAACTTTACGAACTTGAAATTTTAGATGGTTCGCCACCGTGTAGCAGTTTTTCAATGGCGGGAAATCGTGAAAAAGATTGGGGCAAAGAAAAAGTATTTAGAGAAGGTCAAGAGTTACAAGTTTTAGACACTTTGTTTTTTGATTTTATTGATTTAGCAAAAGAGTTGCAACCAAAAGTAGTTGTTGCTGAAAATGTAAAAGGTTTATTAATGGGTGAAGCAAGGCAATACGTTATTAAAATTTACAAGGCTTTTGATGAGGCCGGTTATTATTGTCAACATTTTTTATTAAACGCCTCAAAAATGGGTGTGCCGCAAAGACGAGAACGCGTATTTTTTATTTGTTTAAGAAAAGATTTAGCAACTAAATTTTTACATTGGGCGGATATGTTTACGCAGTTACCAAAAATAGAAATGGAGTTTAATGAAGTTGAAATACCAATTAAAGAATTTGCGAAAGGCATACAAAAAAAAGAAACTCAAAATTATTCTGAAGGAAGATTCGGCGATGTTATGTTAGACATTAATAAAGCAAGTAATACAATTGCAACCGATATAAATAGATATTGGCTTGATGAAAACACTTTAATTGATAAACAAACCGTTCATTTAATTGGTAGTTACCCAATAGATTATAATCATTTATCACACTCAAACCCTCAATATTTAATAGGTATGTCGGTACCACCAATAATGACGGCACAAATAGCAACTAATATTTACGAACAATGGATAAGCAAATTATGAAAAAATGTAAAAATTGCAAAATAGAATTTACACCAATAAGATTTAACCAAAAATATTGTTTGGAAGAACCTTGCATAAAAGTTTGGGTTAATTCACAAAAGGAAAAAGAATGGAAAACACGAAAAACCGAAATAAAGGAAAAGTTGCAAACGGTTCAAGAGCTTACAAAATTAGCGCAAACTTATTTTAATAGTTTTATACGGAATAGAGACCGAACAAAAGGATGTATTTCTTGCGGTTCTCAGTTAGGGCAAAAATTTGACGCGGGACATTATTATTCGATGGGCGGACACAAAGCGGTTACATTCAACGAAGACAATGTACACGGGCAATGCGTTTATTGTAATCAGTATTTACACGGCAATCTTTTGAATTATCAAATTGGAATCCAAAAAAGAATTGGAGCGGAACGCTTAATTGAACTAAGTGAAAAAGCACACGAAACACGAAAATTTACAAGGGACGAATTAAAAGAAATAATTAGCATATACAAACAAAAATTAAAATGATAGAAATAAACGTAAATAGCAGTCAATTAGAACGAGCAAAAATTTTGTTTGATTTTAAAATATTAAATAATTCAATCAGTAAAGGCAAAGGAAATTTAATTGGGGCGCTTGGTGAAATAATGGTTTTTGATTATTATAAAAATAAAGGCAAAGAAATTGTTCATTCCCAGAAATTTGATTACGATTTATTAATTGATGGCTATAAAATCGAATGCAAAACTTTAGCATCAAACGCACCGCCTAAAGATTATTATAATTGTCATATAAGCGCATTTAACGACAAACAAGATTGCGATTATTATTGTTTTATACACGCTTTAAAAGATTATAGCAAAGTTTGGTTAAAGGGAATGCTACCAAAACACGAAGTAAACAAATTAAAGGAATTTAAAAGCAAAGGGGAATTAGACGGAAAATTTGCATTTAAAGAAGACACTTGGATTATAAAAAATTATCAATTAAAAAAAATAAATTAAAATAAATAGTTTCATATTAAAATATAATACTTATATTTGACGATAATTAATAACCAACTAAAACAAACCAAATGAAAAACTTAACAAAATCAATCGAGGAAAGAGCTATTAACTTAATAATTTCTGGAGTTGATGCAATCGAAGCAATTAAACAAGCAATTATTGAAGAAAATAAATTAATTAACGAATTAATTGAGCAAAGAACGGAGCGAAGCCAAAAAGCAAAAGAAAGACTTTGTAAAAACACTTATGGTTTAATTCATTTAATTAATTAAAATAATAGATTAATAAAACAAGGGGCGCGACTTGGGTAACGCGCATTTTTAACCAATAAAACCAATAAAATGAAACACCTATTTAAAAGTTTAGCGGAATTTCAACAAGAAGTTCCAACGATTCACAAAGCGACGCAAGGGTATGGCTACACGTACGCAGATTTACCAAAAATCTTTGAAGTAATTAACCCGCTACTAAAAAAGCACGGCTTAGGGTTTACTCAATTGATTCACGGCACGGATTTAATTACAATTTTATTTCACGTCGAAAGCGGTGAAACGCTTGAAAGCAAAACTAATATTCCGCAAGGGGTACAATTGAAAGGTCAAAATGATTTCCAAGTGCTTGGGAGTGCAATTTCCTACTTGCGTAGGTACTCTTTATCAAGTTGTTTGGGGATAGTGAGCGACAAAGATACGGACGCTGGTGGCGAACAAGTAAAGACCGAACCAAAAAACGAAACTAAAAAAGTAGCTATTGACGACAAACGATTAGCAAAAGCAATTAAGGCAATAAGCGAAGGCGGTTATACAATGGACGAACTTACAAAGACTTTTGAATTAACACCAGAACAACTTAAAACCCTTGAGTTATGAAAATAAGATGCTCAGCAATCGGAAAAATAATGACAAACCCCAAAACAAAAGGGGAATCATTAAGTCAAACAACTAAAACTTACTTACAAGAATTAGCAGTTGAAGAAATTTACGGCATACGCAAAGAATTTAGTTCACGTTACACGGACAAAGGGAACGAAGTCGAAGAACTTTCAATTGCACTTTGTAACGACGTTTTGGATTTAGGATTTATCTATAAAAACGAAGAAAACTATTCAAACGATTGGATTACGGGAACTCCCGACGTAAACACGGACGAAATATTACTTGATGTAAAGAGTAGTTGGGACGCAACAACATTTCCTTTTTTCGATACCGAACTAAAAAATAAAGACTACTTTTACCAATTGCAAGGCTATATGTGGTTAACGAATAAAACCGAAGCGCTTTTATGCTATTGTTTGATTGACACGCCTTTACAAATAGTCGAAGACGAAATTAGACGCGAACATTGGAAGGCAAGTTTGATTGAAGAAAGTTTGGATTTAAGAGCGTTTGTACAAGCAAAGCATACGTTTGGACATATACCAAAAGAAAAGCGCTTAAAAACGTTTAAAATAGCAAAAGACGACGAAGTAATAGAAGCAATCAAAACACGAATAGAAGAATGTCGAGAATATTATAATAATTTAATTCAAATCTTATGAGTATTAACTTTATGGAGGTTACTATTAAACATAACTTAAAATTTTCTTTTAGAATTGAAACGTTAAAAGGTTTTAGAGATATGGGTACTTGGACTAAAATTTATTTAGATGATAACATCTTTGATATTGATGAAAATTATCAAGATTTTTTAAATAGATTAAAACAATATAAAAACCAAAAACTATGATAACACTTTTAATAATTCTTTTAGCTCCAGCAGTTGCTTGGGGTTGGATAGCCACAATATGGCATATAATAGATTTTTTCGATAATGAACATTAGTAATCAATTAAAACCAAAATAAAAATGAAAGTAACGGGTAAAATCCACAATGTTGGAGCGCTTAGAAAAGTAAGCGAAAAATTCAAAAGTAAAGACGTAGTTTTATTAACGGACGAAAAGTTTCCGCAGTATATTACAATCCAATTTACACAAGACAAAACCGATTTAATAACACAAAACGATGTCGGGCAACAAGTCGAAGTTAGTATAAACTTACGGGGGCGTGAATGGAAAAGTCCACAAGGCGAAATAAAGTATTTTAATACTATTGAAGGTTGGCAAATTAACGCAGTTGCGGTTGCAGTTGAAAATAAAGGACGTGAAGCGTTAAAGGAAACAATAATTCACGAAAGCAATTTTGATAACGACGATTTACCTTTTTGATATGAAAGCAACACTAAAATATAACTTGCCAGACGATGAATTTGAATTTAATTGTGCGGTAAAATCTACAAAAATGTATTTTGCACTAACTGAAATACAAGACGAATTAAGAAGGCAATTAAAGTGCGAAGATTTAAAAAAAAATCAATATGAAATGATTGAACTATTAATAACTTATTTTTATGAAGTTTTAAACGACAACGAAATAAATTTAGACCGATGTTAATAGACGATTATAGCTTACGAGCTTGTTTAATTGAAGCACTAAAAACACGAACACGAAACCAAGTTGTAAAAGAAAT